AAACCTAAGGTCTTCAAAGTTTAGTCAAAAAGTGATACAATCCAAGAAATTGTACAACCGTAAAAAGGATATTAATGGCAACTTCAGGGACTACGACATTTGATTTATCTATAGAAGAAATCATACAGGAGGCTTACGAAAGATGTGGTATGACTACAACTAGTGGTCATAGTCTTAGGTCAGCAAGAACAAGCCTTAACTTACTATTTGCAGAATGGGCAAACAGAGGAATTCACCTTTGGAAAGTTTCATTACATGAAAATGCGTTAGTTTCAGGACAAGCTGAATATGCTGTAGATGCAAGCGTAAGTGATGTACTTGAGGCTTTTGTATCTACAACTGCAGCTGGAGCGAATAACGTTAACACACAGGATGTTGCTTTAACAAAAATAGATAGATCTGCTTATTCTGCTCTTCCTAATAAATTAGCTTTAGGTCAACCATCACAATATTATGTTGATAGACAAGAAATACCTAAAATATATTTATATCAAGCACCAAACTTAATTACTTATACAACATTAAAATATTACGTTATAAAAAGAATTGAGGATGCTGGAGTTTATTCTAATGATGCTGATGTGGTGTTTAGATTTTTACCCTGTATGGTTGCAGGACTTGCTTATTATTTAGCAATGAAAAATGCACCGACACTTGTACAACAAAATAAATTAATTTATGAGGATCAATTGAAAAGAGCTCTTGATGAAGATGGTCAAAGAGCTTCAACTTATATTACTCCTCAATCATTTTACCCTAATGGAATTTAAATATGGCAAAATGGGCAACAGGTAAAAGATCACAAGCAATATCAGATAGATCTGGTATGGCTTTTCCATATAATGAAATGGTAAAAGAATGGAACGGCTCACTAGTTCATTACAGTGAGTTTGAACCTAAAAGCCCACAAATTAGAAGAAGACATTTTACAGCAGATGCAATTGCACTACAAAACACAAGACCTCAAAAATTTCAACAACCTACTGATATATCAAGTATTAATCCTCAAGCTCCTAATGATGACACAATAGCAAGTTCGGGAGGTTCAATGGTTGGAATTGCTAATTTAACATTACCAGGTCAATTTGCTTTTAAAACTCAATATATAGAAGTAGTTAGAGATGGAGTAACTACAATTTTACATAGTATGATTCCAGAGGACCCGTCTTTACAAAATAGAAGTAGACAAGCAAAGTTACATTTAGGAAAAATAACAGTGAGTATAACATAATGGCAATCACACATTCAAATTTTTTAACACAAGTAAGAAACTATACGGAAGTAAATAGTAATGTTTTGACTGATTCGATTATTCAAGATTTTATAAGATCAGTAGAATTAGATATCGCTGGAAAAGTTGATTATGATGACTTAAGAAAATATGCTACATCAAATTTTACAGTAGGTAATAGATACGTTATTTTACCTGGAGATGCTATGGTAGTTCGATCTGTTCAAGTTATAGATAGTAGTAACAATAGAACTTTTTTAGAAAAAAGAGATACAAGTTATATATCAGAATTTGCTCCCAATAGTTCTACAACAGGAACTCCTAAGTATTGGGCCAATTGGGAAGACAACGTTCAACAAGGTCAGGTAATTTTAGTTGCACCAACTCCTGCAAATGCGGATACTGTGCAGGTTAATTACATTAAATCACCTCCTCAATTTACAAGTACAACCAATACATATGTTTCTACAAATCAAGAATCAATGTTACTACATGGTGTATTAACAGAGGCATTTAGGTTTTTAAAAGGTCCTATGGATATGTACAATCTTTACGAAAAGAAGTACAATGAAGAAGTACAGAATTTTGCCCTACAACAAATGGGTAGAAGAAGACGAGCGGAGTATGATGATGGTGTACCTAGAGTACAAATACCTTCACCTCCTCCAAACACAAATTAATAAGGAGAATAATTATGGCAATAACAACAAATGCAATCTGTAATTCTTTTAAAAAAGAATTACTGCAAGGAAAACACGACTTTGATACATCATCTGATACTTACAAATTAGCGATGTACACAAGTTCAGCGACTTTAGGAAAATCAACAGAGAACTATTCAACAAACCCAGGTGGTGGCTCTAACACTGAAGTAACTTCAGCAAACTACACAGCCGGTGGTGGAACACTTGTTAATCAAGGTGTAAAAGTTTCATCTTCAGTAGCTATTACTGATTTTGCTGATCTAAGTTTTCAAAACGTAACTCTTACTGCAAGAGGTGCTTTGATTTACAACACAACTACTGACGGTGGTTCAAATACTACTGATGCAGTTGCTGTATTAGATTTTGGAAGTGATAAAACTGCAACAGCTGGAACATTTACAATTCAGTTCCCTGCATTTACTACTTCTGCTGCTATTTTAAGAATAGCTTAATAAAGGAATAAGATGATATGGCCACTGGATGGGGTAAGAAGACATGGGGTGCAGAAGCTTGGGGAGATCTAAGCGATACATCCGTTAACCTAAGTGGCCTATCATTAACATCAACTATTGGGAACGAAACCCACGTAATTGATCATCAAGTAACTCTCACTGGATTACAATTAACATCAACTCAAGGATCTGCTGTAGGGGGAACTTCTGCTTTAGTTAGTGTTACAGGAAGCCTAGAATCTATTGGTGTTGGAAGTGTTTTAACACCTATTGGACAAGAGGTTGGTGTATCTGGTTCACAATTAACTTCTACTCCAGGAGCAGCAACTATTGATGATACAACACTTACTGGAGAAGGTTGGGGAAGAGGAGAATGGGGTGAGTTTGCTTGGGGAGATAATTTCTCAGTTCAAGTTACAGGTATTTCACTTACCTCTTCAATTGGTGAAGAAACATCATTTACAGATGTAAATGTTTTAGTAACAAGTGCTGGTCAACTAGACACTACTTTTGCTAGTCCGTCTTTTTCAATCCAGGTAGACCAAGATATATTTGTATTAGCGTCAGAAGATCAACTTGATGCGCTTACGACTGTATCTACAGTAGCTGGAGATGCTACTGTAGATGTTACAGGTTCTCAGTCCACAATATCAATAGGTGTTACAGTAGGTGGTTTAAAAACTCCAGTAGATGTTACTGGAATTCAGGGCACAATGACTTTAGGCTCTATAACCTTAGAGCAGTCAACTAATGAACCTGTTACAGGACAACAACTAGCTATTTCCTTAGGTCAACATGCAGAAATACCAGGACAAATTATAGGTATTACAGGATTTGAATTATCAGGTTCTGTCGGTAGTGTAGTTGTAGAAGGTACTTCAAATGTTGATGTTACAGGTATTCAAATGACAGGTTCCGTGGGAAGTGTAACAGTAACCGCTTGGGCTGAGATAGATCCTGGAGTAACTAATGTTTGGACAGAGGTTGATTTAGCAGCTTAGGTAATGTAAAATTATAACAATTTAGGAGATAAAAATTTATGACATCTAGTTATTCTACAGATTTAAAACTTGAACTAATGGTAACTGGCGAAAATGCTGGTACATGGGGTGATAACACAAATAACAACTTAAACTTAATTCAACAAGCGATTTCAGGATTTGAACAAGTAACACTTAATAGTGGTGGTACTCTTGCTTTAGCAATGACTGATAAAACAATTTCTAATGCTAGAAATATGGTTATTAAATTTGCTACAGCTTCAATCGCAGCAAGCACAATTTGTACAATTCCAGATTCAATAGAAAAATTTTATATATTTGATGCAACAGGTTTAACTAACCCAACTAATCTTACAATTAAAACTGCATCAGGAACAGGATTTACTTTAGACCAAGCAAAAATTTATGCAGCTTATTCTGATGGGACAAACTTAAATGAAATTTCATTAGACACTTTAGGTGGTACAGTTGCTGCAGCAAATATAACAGGCACAATTGCTACATCTCAAATTGCAAATGATGCAGTCACTCAAGATAAAATTGCAGATGATGCGGTAGGCGCAGACCAACTTGCAGCAGATGCTGTAGTGACTGCTTCAATTGTAAACGATGCTGTCACAGCTGATAAATTAGCTGACACTGCTGTAACTGCAGGATCTTACACTTCAGCTAGTATTACAGTTGACGCACAGGGAAGATTGACTGCTGCATCAACCGGTGCAGGTGGAAGTAAAGGATTCACACCAAATTTTTATGTTACAGGTCCTGCTTCAGGAACTTTTACTGCTAACCCAGCAACAACTGAATTAATTGTTTATGCTACAGGTGGTGGCGGTGGATCAGGTGGAACTTCTAACCAAGGAAGATCCGGTGGCGGTGGCGGAGATGGTGGTTATGCCGTTTATAAAATTCCAGTCACAGCACCTTTTTCCGCACCTTATTCTATTGGTGGAAAAGGTGGTAATGGATCTCCAGGATATAATGCAAATTCTGGAAGCAGCGGTGGTGCAACTAATTTAGGATCTCCAGCTTTATTCACTGTCAACGGTGGAGGCGGAGGCGGTGGTTCTAATTATGGAGGATTCTCAGGAATCAATCCAAGTCCCGCAGGAAATATTTCAAACGCACCTTCACCTGATGGAACTGTTAATGCAACATTTTTTGTTGACTCTAACTCTGCAACTATAAGTGGCCCTGGAACTGGAAATTACAATGAAAGACCTGTTTTAGGTATGGATAATGGATCTGGTCAAGTTGGTAATGGTGGTGGAAGAGCACCTGGTGGTGTTGGAAGTAGACCTTCTAGAGGTGGAGCCATTTTAATTTTTGAAAACGATACGTAGGAGATTAATAAATGAAGTATGCAATATTTGAAAATGGTGATTTAAGAAACGTAGCTTTAACTGATTCTGAAAAAGATTCATTGATGCAACATCGTACAACATATGTTGCTAAAGAATTTACTGATCAACAAGCTAGTGATGCCTTAAATCTTAAAAAAACTTTTAGGTTGGAGGGTGATAATATTGTTTCAATTGATAATGAAATACCTACTACAGAAGTCCTTTCAAAAGAATATTTTGAACAATGGTATTCGTGGGCTGTTTCAGGAATAGATGCTTTTTTGAAATCTAATAAAAATCATCCTGATTATAATGAATGGCAAACAGTTCAAAACCAATTATTAGCTGTAAATATGAGAGAGATGGAAGATCTTTATCCTTTATCTCAAACACCTCAAGAATGGTTTAGTGCTCAACCAGGAAATTCACAGAAGAAATTATTGCAATTACCGTAGATTAATTTAAAAACTAACCTATGTTTTCAAATAAGATAGAGTTTAGTATTCATCCTGATCTAGTAGAAGTAAAAGAAATTCAGCCAAAACCGGCTAAAAAATTTATACCAGAATGGTATAAAAAAATACCAACCCACTCTTTTCCAAAATTAAATATAAAAGGATGTATGCCTTTTTTAGATTGTATGACTGCTGGTTATACATTGCCTTTACCACAAGATATAAATTTAAACTTTAACTTTTATAATGAAGAGCAAAAAGCATACGGAATTAGATACCATTATGGAGCTGCAAAAAGTTATAGTAAAGAAGAATTATTTCAATATAATTTAAATAGCCATGAATCAAATGAACATAATATTGATCAACTAGGTGGTAAAAAAAGTTTTCCTGTTAAAAAAAACGGTAATTTTAGTTTTTTAAAAATATTAAATCCCTGGATAATAAAAACACCGCCAGGGTATTCCTGTTTGTTTATTCCTCCTGTACTAAATGAAAATGATTATTTTAGTATAATTCCTGCAATAGTAGACACTGATAAATTTTCACACTTTGTAAACTTTCCAATTATAATTAACGCTGATAAATATCCAAAATTTGATATGATGTTCAAACAAGGAACTCCATATGTTCAGGTTATTCCTTTTAAAAGAGAATCATGGAATTTTAAAATTAAAGCTATTGATAATAATATAGTAAAACAAAAATTTCAAAACTTAGGAAGTTTAATAAATAGTTATAAAGAAAAAATTTGGTTTAAAAAAACGTGGTCTTAGAAGATTTAATATACACCGAAGAAAATGTCATGCCACCAGAAACATTATCTTCTTTTATAAAATGGCTAAATAAAGAAGATGATAAATTTCAAAAAGCTGCAATTATTTCAAACTCAGGGGGCGGACAAATTGTGGATGAAAAAGCAAGAAAAGTAAAAAATTTAAGTTTGAATTTGCAAAGTAAATCCCAAACAGAAGTGCATTGGCTTAATTTTTTAGGCTCTATTATAATAAATTTAAAAAAAAACTATGAAAGAAAATTTAATACAACTTGTGTAGTTCATGGAGTTCAAGAGATTACTATTTTAAAATATGAAAATGATGGTCATTATGGTTTTCATTCTGACCATTGTCGATCTATACCGAGAACATTGTCTATAATTATTCTTTTAAATAATGAGTACGAAGGTGGAGATTTAGTTTTTAGTAATTTAAGTAAAACTAATGAAATACTTAGAGTTAAACCATCTGCTGCAAAAGCTATTGTCTGGCCAAGTAATTTTATGTATCCACATAAAGTAGAGCCTGTAACAAAGGGGATTAGATATTCAGTTGTATCATGGCTACTATAAAAGATTTTAAATATAAACTAGTAAAAAACTTTCTCACAGAGGAAGAAACAGAATTAGCAAAAAAATATATATTAATAAAGCACAAGAATAATAGAGTAGATTTTGATTTTGCTCAAAATAACAATTCAGATACAATATTTTACAGAGACCCTTTTGGTGAGTCTTTGCTTTTAAATAAAAAAAATTTAATGGAAAAAGAAACAAATTTAGATTTGTTTCCTACTTATTCTTTCACTCGTTTATATACCTATAACTCTGAGCTCAAACCACACAAAGATAGACCATCTTGTGAGATATCTGTTACTGTCATGCTTGGAAGTGATGGCACAGAATGGCCTATTTATATTGAAAATAATTCTATTCATATGGAGCCAGG